ATTGATGACACCCTCGATAGCATCTTTAGTTCTGATATGGCTATCGGCAAGTATGTTGCACAAAGGGCGGGTATCGGCATCAACGCAGGTCGCATCCGTGGCATCAACAGTAAAATCAGGGGTGGCGAAGTCCAGCACACAGGTGTTGTCCCGTTCCTCAAAAAGTTTGAAAGCACTGTCAGATGTTGCACTCAAAATGGCATCCGTGGTGGATCAGCGACTGTCCACTTCCCAATCTGGCACCAAGAAATAGAAGATATATTAGTTCTTAAGAATAATAAAGGAACCGAAGATAATAGAGTTAGAAAGTTAGATTACTCAATTCAATTGAGTGCATTATTTTATCAAAGATTTATTGACAATGAAAAGATTACCCTTTTTTCTCCTCATGATGTTCCAGGGCTTTACGATAGTTTTGGTACAGAGTCTTTTGATGAGTTATACGTAGAGTATGAGAATGATGATTCTATTCCCAAGACTACTATAAGTGCACAAGAATTAATACTTGACCTCTTGAAAGAAAGAGCAGAAACTGGTAGAATGTATATAATGAATATAGATCATTGTAACTCACATTCATCTTTTACTGATAAAGTTGAGATGAGTAATCTATGTCAGGAGATAACACTCCCCACTAAACCTATACAACATATTGATGATGAAACTGGTGAAATTGCTCTTTGCATTCTTTCTGCTATTAACGTCGGTAAGATACGTGATCTATCCGATCTCGAAGTTCTGTGTGATCTTGCTGTTAGGAGCCTTGACGAGCTCATTGATTTCCAACAGTACCCCGTCAGAGCAGCAGAACTTGCCACTAAAGCACGTAGATCGCTTGGTGTAGGTTACATTGGTCTTGCACACTATCTTGCAAAGCAAGGAGAGCATTATGGCGATAAGAAAGCATGGGAATTAGTACATGATTTGTCTGAAGCATTCCAATATAACTTGATAAAATCCACAGTTAATCTTGCAAAAGAGAAAGGTGCTTGTGAATTTTCATCTAGGACTAAATATGGTCAGGGTATACTTCCAATTGATACATATAAAAAAGATGTCGATGATATTGTTCCAAACAATTTAAAATATGATTGGGATTCTCTTAGGTCACTTGTCTTGGAACACGGAGTTAGGAACTCAACGCTGTCCGCACAAATGCCTTCGGAGAGCAGTTCCATTGTGTCAAATGCCACAAACGGAATCGAACCACCTAGAGACTACTTGTCCATTAAGAAGTCAAAGAAAGGACCTCTTAAGCAAATTGTTCCATCTTATCAATCATTGAAGAATAATTATACTCTCTTATGGGAGATGAAGAGTAACAAAGGATACATTAACATCGTTGCTGTAATGCAAAAGTTCTTTGATCAAGCAATCTCTGGTAACTGGAGTTACAATCCAGAACATTACCCAAACAATGAAGTTCCAGTTTCTGACATGGCACAAGATCTTTTGACTACATATAAGTACGGTTGGAAGACAAGTTATTATCAAAACACATATGACATCAAGACAGACGAAGTAGAGGAGACCCCTGCTTTGCTTGATAATTTAATATGCGATATATTAGACACATCGGAGGAAGAGTGTGAATCCTGTAAAATTTAAAATCTCATCAACGGATAGACAGCCAATGGCAAAAGTTAATGGTATGACGGTATTCAATACCCAAGAAGTTGATACTAAAAAACAACCAATGTTTTTTGGCAAACCTTTAGGTGTACAAAGGTATGATAATTTTAAATATAATCAATTTGAAAACTTAACTAAACAACAGTTAGGATATTTCTGGAGACCAGAAGAGATCTCTTTACAGAAAGATCGTGGTGATTATCAATCATTACGTCCAGAACAAAAGCATATTTACACTTCTAACTTGAAGTATCAAATCATGCTAGATTCAGTACAAGGTCGTGCACCAGGTATGGCATTTCTACCATACTGTTCTCTACCAGAACTTGAAGCATGTATGGAGGTATGGTCTTTCATGGAGATGATACATTCACGTTCATACACATATGTAATTAAAAACGTATACGCAGATCCATCAGAAGTCTTTGATAAAATTTTATCTGATAATCGTATACTAGATCGTGCAGCAACTGTGACTGAATCTTATGATGACTTTATAAATGAAGCACATCAGTATGATACAGGTAACTGGTGGAAAGATGATTGGAGAGATAGTTTTAATGCAAAACTTGAGAGAAAAGAAATTAAAAGAAAACTTTATCGTGCTGTTGCAAATGTCAATATACTAGAAGGTATTCGTTTCTATGTTTCTTTTGCTTGTTCATTTGCATTTGGTGAACTTAAAATGATGGAAGGATCTGCTAAAATCATATCTCTTATTGCTAGAGATGAGAATCAACACCTTGCTATCACACAAAATATTATTAATAACTGGAAAAAAGGTGATGATCCAGAGATGAAAGAGATTGTTAAAGAAGAAGAACAATGGACATACAGTATGTTTGATCGTTGTGTAAACGAAGAAAAGATATGGGCAGAGTATTTGTTCAAAGATGGATCAATGATCGGTCTGAATGATAAATTACTTCATCAGTATGTTGAGTGGATTGCAAATAAGAGAATGAAGTCTATTGGATTGAAACCTGTTTATGATATTCCAGCAAGAAACAACCCACTTCCTTGGACACAGCATTGGATCTCTTCAAAGGGATTACAAGTAGCACCACAGGAAACTGAAGTTGAATCTTATATTGTTGGGGGTATTAAACAGGATGTCAAAAAAGATACATTCAGCGGATTCAAACTCTGATATAGAGTGGGATATTGAAGCAATGAAACAGGCATTTTACGATGCCTCTGATCATTGTCAAGAGGTATTCAAAGAACTAAATAATCAAAAGGAAATTAAAAAAATGGACTCAAAAGATTTAAAAAATTTAAAAGAAAATTATTCAAAAATTTCTGAAGCGTACATGGTTACTGCTGCTGATAAGAAGGGTAATACCAAAGCATATCAGAATTATAAAGCAGGTATGAAGAGTGCTACAACAGGTAAAACACTTTATAAAGCTGCTGACCATCTTAAAAAAGAAGAGTTGGAAGCTACTGGTAAATTCTCTGCTGAAGAGATTGAAAATATTATTGCATGGAAAAATGATGATGAGTCCGTTTAACGTTGTCAAAAATACTCGTCAGAGTTATGATAGATTTTATCAAGAAGTAATTACTGAAGTTGAAGTTCAGTTTGGTGAAGAAAGATCCACTTGGATTCCGTTAGAAACTTTAATAGCAATACAAAATCAAAAGTCACTGTCTATATAAAATAGTGACATACAATTTGGATGGATGTTGATTATGAAAATCCTTGGATGTATGAAGGTCGTCCTTTTACTTCCGATGATATTGGTGACTACTATGGATTTATCTATCGCATCACCAACATTAGTAATGGAAAAGAATATATTGGACGAAAGTATTTTACCCAGAAGAGAAAACCAAAGGGTGCAAAACGAAGAGTCACAAGCGAATCAGACTGGAAGCGATATTATGGAAGTTCTGACGAACTTAAATCAGACATTAAAAGAGATGGCAAAGATACTTTCAGAAGAGAAATCATCAGTCTCCACACAACTCTTGGAAAAGTAAACTACGAAGAGACAAAACAATTGTTTCTTCACAATGTGTTAATGGAAGCACTTGACGACGGGACACCAAAGTATTATAATAGCAACATTCTAGGTAGATACATGAAAAAGGATTATGGTGACTTTAAAACAAACAGTTAGAAATAGCACCCATTGGGCGAAAGATCGAATACATACTATATGTAAGAGTGAAGATCCATTAGATTATATGAATGCATATTCTGTTGCCCAAGAATTTTTAGAGTGGTTAGAACCTGATATGCAGGAAGATGTTTATTCATTAGCGTACATAGGAGAAGGCAGCGAGTATGATGACGAAGGAATACAATAAGGAAAACATGGCATTGAGAGCAGAAGTATTATCATTACTATTAAAAACATATGGTGGATTTTACCATAACAGATCAATTTATGAGTGTGCAGAGGACTGGATATTTTTAGGAAATAAATCAACTGAAGGGTTATTGGATTACTACGATAAGTATTTCAATATATAATAAGATATATACAATAAAAATTATGTTACAGAAAATTGTAAATGGAATCGCTATTGCAAGTGGTGTTATATCTCTCACCGTCGTTGGTACTGTTGGGTATGTATTCATACGCAAGGATGCAATTATCGAAGACATCAAAGGCAAAGTAATGGAATCCGTTATGCCTGATGGCCTTAGTGGAATTACTGGTGGTGGACTACCTGATTTGGGTGGTACATCGGATGCTGCTATACCACCTGTTGGCGAAGGATTTGGTATTCCTAGTTTCTAATGAAACGCACTATTATTGATATTTGTGCGATGACATCTTTTGTTATCGTTGTTATGTTAGGAGCATCTGCTTTGAATGTATATTTCACTAGAGAATCTAGAATCAAAGAGAATCGAGACTGGATGACAGGTGTAATCGAAAAAGAAGTTATCAAACAAATTAAATTCATGATGCCAAGTTCCACTGGAACTGTAGTGAAATGACTATTCCATACATTCATAATATTCGCAATAGTAATGCAAATGTTCCTAATGTAGTTATTCCAAACTGGGCAGTTAGACAACCTACTGTTGATCATTTAACTCCACCTGTGGTATTGAATATTGGTAATCCAAT